GCCTGCTTGAGCTTTTGTGTTGGTTGTTTTTCTCATGATACAAAAATATTTTTATTTGGTTTAATTTGCAACATATTTTTAGTTTTTTAAAAACCTTTTATAATATCCCACTTTTGCTTATTTCTTGGGGGTTTTAGCTTTGATTTTAGCCTCCTGCTTTAGCATAGCTTGTGTTGGTTTCTTTCCAGAACCTTTGTTAGCACGGATATTATCCCAGAGTCCTCTTTGGCTATATGAGCCATCAGCTCTCTTGATCATTTGTTTTTTAGCCATTGTTTTTTATTTAGTTTTAAATACTTTTTTACACCTCCTTTTTTTAATCCTTCTCGTTGTTCAGGCTTAGCACCCTGCATTCCAATTGCTGCAGCGCCTCCAACCGCCCCAACTGCAGGTAGTGTATTAAATAATCGTGCTAATCCTTCCGGAGTTTGATATATGTCAAAAAATCTATTATCTATAAGATCTCCAGCTAAAGTATTTTTATTTCTAAGTTCACCTATCATTTGTGGTGTTACAATTTGGCCCGGCTGCAGATTTCCAAGATGTCTTAATTCTTGAATTCTTGCATATTGTTCGGTAGGATTAGCTAAATATCCTTTATAATAATTATTCATATCCCCCGTACGTAAATAACCTATTAGATCGGTACTAACATCTTCAGTTAAATCTCCTCTAAATATATTAGTCCACTTTTGTCCTGGAATTTCTGCTGTGGAGTTTTCTATGTAATCTATAAACTCTTTAGGTATTCTCCCATGAGATCCCTCATGTATTCCTGTACTTATTGCATCATTATAAAGATTGGTAGAATATAAATTTTTTGAGTTTGTTAAAAGTGTATATGGATTTAAAATATCTTTTCCAGCCATATGGGTTAAAGTTGGGTCTACTCTCTGACTCGGAAAATGTCTAAAAGATACCCCATTAAAAGTTGTAGGATCTATAGATAATTCATCCAGTTTTAAAAAATCGTCTGAACTTAAAACTTCTAATGGGGGAGGTTGCTGGTTTATAAATGATCTAGCAGATTGAGATGAATTTTCCATAGTAACATTTTCTGGAATTAATGCATCAATTCTCCTTCTAGTTTCTGGATGAGAAAACCAATTAGTATTCCACGTATCTGCATCTCTTGCTGCATTTTGAACAATTCCTATTCCTTCCTCAAGTGATCTAATGCGTCCAAAAGATGGAATATTTGGTATATTTGATGGTATTAATTCATCAATATTTCTTGTAGCTACATCAGCTGCTACTCCTCTTCCGGGCATTCTTATTGTTCCTGGAAGAAATATTGATCCAAGAGCAAGTCCAGCTCCTACTCCACCTTGTACATAATTTCCTCGAGCAAGATCTACTCCAGATTGAATTAATGCAGTTAAATCTCCTCCAGGAGTAACTGTTTCTGCTACTGATACTGGGGTAGCTCTACCGCTAGTCATAGCTGCACGCTGGTTGGGATCTGCCCACTGAGCTTCTCTCTTCATACCAGATATGGCAAAAGAATCTGCTTCATTTTGCTCTTTTATAATAGGATCTACATATCTAGATTGTGGAGCAGCAGATCTACTCATAGTCTCTGGTCTAATTCCAAGATCTAGTGTCGGGGTGGGTGTTCTTCTCGGTTGTAGAGTAGTAATTTCACCTCCGGGTTGATATTTTCTTCTACCTCCAGTCTTCATATTAGCTGGAGTTTCTATCACTATCCCCTCTTGAGAACCTGTTGGGAGAGATTGTATTCCTGGAGGTACATTCTTGAATGATTCAATTAAATGCCCTTGATTGTTATACTTCTCAATATTAATTGGGGCTTTCATCCCAACAGTATTGAATGGAGTATTAGCAGGAACATTGGGGAATACCATAGTTTGATTTGTATTCCCAGCTGCATGATAAGGTCTTAAACCTTCTGCTTGTTCTTCAGGGGTTTCAGCAATAGCTACTTGTTGTTCTTGTTGTTGTTCTTGTTGTTGTGTTTGTTGCAGTTGTTGCAACTGTTGCTGCCTAACTTGTTGTTGCTGTTGTTGTTGAAAATCAGCTATAAGATCAATACCTTGATTGTATGCACTAAATACATCCATAATAGAGCCTGGGAAACCAGATGCTCTATGCCTTTCAAGTAATTGTCTTCTAATCTGATTATTCATTACCCAAGAAACTTAAGTTTGTAATACGCAGAATTGAGAGCAGTCTTGATTGTATCTAAATCATTGACTATCTCAGAGAATGGGAGAGAAGATTGTGTATCTGTAATCTTATTTCTTAATGCATCTATGTAAGACAGTGCATCAGCAACTGTATTTAACTCTGGGGCAGATACAAACTTGTAGTTAGGAATCTCACCTGTTGCTCCTTGAAAAGATTCAGCTACCTGGTCTGCTAATCCTGGGAGAGCGTCATAGAGTTCATTAAGGGCTTTATGCTGAGCATAAGAAGATTGTCCTGTTACAATTAAGTGCAGTACATGAAACTTATTTGCAGCATCAAGCATCTCCACAACTAAGTCTGGAACTTTAGAGGATTTCTTCTCCTTTACTTTAGCAAGTTTATCTATATAGTTCATTTCTTAGCTTTTGGTTTTGGGGCAGCTGGAGCTTTAGGTGGTTCAGGCTTCATAGCTTCCATCTCTTTAATCCCTGTCTCTCTAGATTTGATCTCTAACTCTTTTTGACGTAATTCAAAGTCATTAATTATCTTCTGAAGATCAATATCTAGTCTGTTAGTTTGATCAGATGCTTCTGCATTGATGAGTGCAATTTCAATATCTTTCTGTCTATTGCGCTCACTGTCTTGGAATTTCATCTGAGACTCTTGCTGCTTAGCCTGAAGTTCTTGCTGACGCATCTCCATCTCTGCCTGCTGTTGAGCTTGGGCTAATTGTTGCTGTGATCTTTCTGCTCTTGCAATCTTATCTTTAATAGCTGTAAAGCTATCTGTATCGAGAAGTTCAAGAACTGCAGAAGCAGGAACCCCATTCTGCATCATAGCTTGTGCGATAGAACGTGCCTGCTGCAAGTTCTCTTGATCCTTACCTGCATCAGAGATAAATATCCCATACTCTGATTCCATGTGTCCAAGAGAGTCTAAGTCTAAGTACTGTACAGAAGTGTCTGGGAGAATGTACATTCCTTTCTTCCCATTAATCCAAGCTTCTTTAGAGTAATCTAACAAACCTTGAAGTTCACGCTGTTCAAACTGCGCAAACTTTCTAAATATATCCTCAGTAATATGCGAAGACTGTACAATAGCTTGCTGCGAAGCACCTTTGCCTTCGTATGTTCCTATACTGCCTTGGCGTTGTCTGTTGACCCCAGATATCTTTTCCCACTCCTGCATTATAGATTCCAAGAGCTGTATGTATTGAGCAATTGTCTTTACAGACATGTCCAATACAGATTGGTGTGTGGGAGATAACTGAATACCTTCTTGATTGTAATCAACCCATGCAATACCTGTACCCTCTACGTAATACATAAACTTATCCATATCCCATTTCTTAGGGATAAGGTTAATATCAAACTGAGCAATAATATCTTTAGATCTAGCTATGGACAATTCCATTCTGTACTTAAAGATGTTGTAGTTAAGCTGATAGGGAATACCTAAACTAACTAAAGAGATATTGTTAGAGTTAATATCAGAATATCTTCTCCCATTAATAGGAAGTTTGCATCTAGATGGGTTATCTAAAGATGTTCTCTGATTTGCAACAGGTGCTGTTTTGATGTAGAATCTCCCATCTATTCTAGTACCTTCCCAAACTTCATTGATCCATTCCCATCTGAGTTTAGCTCCTTGAGCTTTCATTTCTGTAGGAAGTTTGTACATCTCATCAACTTCCATCTCCTCAATAGTCCCAGTATTTTGGTCTATGTATTCTACAAACCCAATTCTCTTTCTGCTTTTCCAGTATACTGTGATGCACTCAATAAGTCTGTTTCTGTAGATATTATCATTATTACCTGCAGCTTCAGATCTGTACAATAAGTAAGTATCTACAGATTGATGAGTTGGGTTTTCAAGTTCTAATACTTGCTGTTCTGTCAAGTAATCTCCGTAGTGGTCAATCAGTGTAGATGCATGCGCAAACTTTCTAATGATTGCCCAGTCTCCGTCCTCAACAAAATCAATATCAGGATCTTTGTCAAAGTCAATATCTAAAGGATTTAGAACTTCGTAGAAAGGTTCTTTACGACGAACTCCTTTGTGAGAATAACATTCCCCAGCAACCAGGAAGTGAAAGAACTGCTTTTGAAACTTATCGTATACTTCCTCTTTCTGCATAATGTAGTTAATAGCAGCCTGACCTTTAATCGCTCTATCATCTACGTATGATCTCTCAAATTGCTCCATAATTTGTTGTGGGAGCTGAGGTTGTTCTTGCTGAGGATTATTAGGATCTAATTGCTGTTGAAGTTTAGCTAAGAACGTAGCCTGAATGCTGGTCATCAGTGCATCTTTCTTTGCTTGTTCTTTCAAACTAACAGCATCCGCGTTCTCTACAACTACACTGTAGTTCATAGGACGCTTAGATTTCTCCCCAAGAAGTAAGTCAATAATTGGTTTGATGATTGGGTAATTCCTAAGTTTAGATGGGAAGTTCTCTCTAGTTTTCCCATACGGCTTTAGAACGTACTTGTAATCCTGCTCATCAATCTCCCCATTATAGTAATCGTATAATGTTTTCAAAACATTCCTACGTTCAGACAATCCAAATTTAGATATGTTGATAAATGCATCAACACATTCCTTTCTCCACTCTTCAGTCTTCTGACTTAGTGGGACTCTTTGTTTAGGTATTTTAGCGTATCCGTACATCCTTGCAAAGTTAATAAATTATTTGTAATTATTATCAAACCAATCATCCAACGCTCTATCGCTTATAATTTCTACTACTTCTTTATTATATAGCTCTCGTGTATGATACATCGCTACCATAAAAGCCATTGCTCGGTCAAAGTTACCCTTGTGATTAAATTTGATTAATTCCTCAAGTAATGCTAAGTCATATATGGTATGTAGATTAAGCATTGTCTCTCCATCTTCATTAGTAGATCGCGGAGAAATCAACCAATCTCGTATATATAATTCACCCTGTCTTTTACGTTGCTCAGTCATGTGCATACCGTATTGTCTTTTGACAGTGCGAGACCGTAATTCTTTTTTATCTAGCATCTCAAACTCTTCTTGCAGTCTGTGAAGCTTTCTAAATCTCTTTGCGTATGCAATGAGTTCTCCTCGGTCATTCTCAAACCCAATCTTTGCATTATAATACTCTGCAAGCATCAATAGAGTATTGTTATACTCATCTTGAGTCTGAGGTCTTCCTATATAAGACGCTACAATTAAATCATCTGGTTTAGATAGATTGTTTGGGCGTTTGAATACATAAGCAGCACCTAAAGATTCTCCAGATTCTGAACTCCCATGCGCGTACGGGTCATGCCCGATGATATATAAACTAGATGGGACTATTCCGTCTTTAGTTCTAAATGGGGGTTCGTACATTACTACCCCACCTGTGATATCATCCCCTTTTCTGTGTGGGAATTTAGATACTGGACGAACATCTGGGGATGGGCGGAAAGTTAACTCAGCCCCTTTGTAGTACAAATAACCTGTAATCCCATTCTTATCTAACTCTCTGGTTTTCACTCTATTATATTGCTCTTTTAACGAAGCAACATCGAAGAGATTTGCTGTAGTCTGTAATGTAGCCTCCTGAGGAGTAAATGGGTGTTCAGCAATATACTGGTCATAAGATTTAGCATCACTTCCCTTCCTTTTATTCTCACGTTGTGCTTCTTCAAATGCTATAGCGTCTTCCGTTAAAGAGTTTCCATCATCATCTATAAATCCATCTAAGCTTTCATAGATAGGGACAAAATAACCACATGTTGTTCCCAGTGCTCCTGGATCCCATTCGTTTTCAAATGCTAAACAGTCGTATGCATCAGGGTGATAGAATAATTCCTCCATACCGTCAAATCCTACTCCTTCTTCTCCACCCGTCCCAAATGCAATCATTGTCCCAAGAGTTTTAGAACCTTGACGCATCGTAGGCATAGCAACTTCCCATGCTTTAAGCAATCCAGAAAAGCTACCCGCTTCTTCAAAGAATACAAGTTCTCCAGCTTTACCTCTGAGTTTGTCTGGGTTGTCCTTTAGGGAAACTCCAAGTATCTGAGATTTTAATCCTAATTCTACGTCTGCCCCGTTTACATTCTTTTTATACCCAGCTTGCTTGTGCATCTCCCTATCTCGCAGACGTGGTTGAGTCCATGCTGTATTATCGTCTATGAAGTTTAAGAAGTCCCAAGTCTTAGACAGCAACCCGTCTCCAATTAAGTATTCTTTCTGCTCAGCAAATACGTAGTTTTTAGAGTTACGTATTAGAAAATAATTCCGTGCAAGCATAGAACCTGCTTTGTAAGAATAACCCTTACGTCTAGCTTTTAAAACGACTATATGTTTGTTTTCTCTACGAGCCCTATCAATTGCGTGAAAATACTTGTAATCTCCGTCGTAGAATGCTGGGAATGTTCTCTCACGTCTAGAGATCTTAGTCCCATCAAACATCACATCATCTACAGCTCGGTCAATTGGACAGAAATTCAAATAAAAATAGTGGTACCCAGTTATTCTAACTCCGTCTAATTCATACCCTTCTAGACATCTTTTTCCCTGCTCATCCCAATACTCATAATACTCTTTAGTCCCCGCAAGGGCTTCACAATAGTATCCGTATTTTAAGTAATGGTTTGCTGCTTCTGAAAACCTTGTTGTGTCTTTGAATTTTGACATTACTGTGAATACTTGTTTACTACAACCCCACCTCTATTTGGGTTGTCTTTCTGCTGCTCCTTTTTGACTAAATCTTCGAGTCTATTTAGTCCATCTACAACGTCTGCAATCTTTCCAAGATTTGCTACAAGATCCTTTGCCTGGTTGATTGGTCTCCCATTCTGATCTATAGCTGTCAGGTCAATTGTTCTAAAGTATTTCTCAAGACTTGTTACTGATGCTTTTGCTGATTTCAATAATTTGATTGCAGAAGTTTCAGATAATTCTTTGTATTTATCAATCCCAGCCTGCACTTTAGGATTGAGTTTAACACTCAAGTCTTTAGATATCTTTTCCCATCTCTCTTCTTCCTCATAAACAAAATATGGAGATCTGTAATCTTCAAAGAAGAATATCGCAGATAGTTCGTTGATCT